GGGCATGACCATTATCAGTAATCTCTGCTCCTCTACCACGAATGTTACCGAAGTAGCCTGAGGTACCACCACCCATTTTACTCATCTCACCAACTTCAGCCTGAGTGTAAAGAATTGATTCAATGTTGTCACCAATGTTTGAACCAAAACAACTTACAGGTAACCCTCTCTTTTTTCCAAAGTTAGCCCACACAGGAGAAGATAAGGAATACCATCCTTTACCCATATATTCGTAAAATTTATCCGCAAAACCATCAATGCCTAATATTTTTTCAGCATGGTCTGCAATTGTTCTGATACGTTCTAGGGGTTCTTCACCTTCACTGAGGTATCCTCTGCGAAGAAATGTAATTGACTCTTCATTAATCCAGTCAAATGGTTCTCTATTTTCCATATTATTATTGTTGTTGTTAAATTAAAATAAATCGTTAAGTGTAATTGATTTTGACTTTTTGCTGTAATTGATACTACGCTTATTAAAAAAATCTGTGTGTTTTGTTGTAAGAATCTCATCATCAAACCACTCTGTTGTTTCCAAAAGTTTTGTATCCACTTCAAATACGTTGTCTATACCAATAGCATTTAAAGATAAGTTAAAACGGTGCTTAATAAATTCAATTGTTTGTTCTTTAGTAAGAAAATCTAAATCCCCCTTTTCAAAAATCCAATCTACGATTTCTGACTCCGCATTGAAAGCATCTTTGGTTGCTTCGATTAAATCCTCAACAAGTTCTGTTGTCCACCAGCTTGGATTTTCTTTCTTTATAAGATTAACAATATCAAAACCAAATTCAGCATGAATGTTTTCTTCTTTAGACGTTGCCTCCACCGCATTACTCATACCTTTCAATACATTTTTGTGCTTGTTAAAGGACATTATCACCAAGAACTGGGAGAACAACGACACGTTCTCAACGAACATTGAAAATAACACAACAGATTCAAAGTAGTCTTGGTTGTCAATAGCTTTAGTATTAGAGATAGTTTTTTCCAAATACTTGATTCGACGACGAATAGCCGGTACTTCCAAAAGATTTTCAAACTCTCCATTCAAACCAAGCAACTGAATAAGGTGTGAATACGCATCCGCATGACGAACTTCTGATTCCGCAAAAGTTGCCCCAACGCTACCAATTTCAGGTTTGGGGAGTTTTTTGTAGATATCACCCCAGAATGTTTTTACAGCAATCTCGATTTGAGAAATAGCAAGCATAGCTCTTTGAACCGCAGTTTGCTCTTTTTCACTGAGGTGAACCTTAAAATCCTGGATGTCAGAAGTAAAATTAAACTCTGTATGCACCCAATAAGAGTGACGAATAGCATCAACGTACTCAACCAAGTTTGGGTATTCGTAAGGTTTCAAATTAGTTCTCTTAATAAAAATATTAGGTTGGTGTTTGGAGCGATAAATAATATATTCTTTAGCCACATCGTTCAAACCATTATCCATCAACTTGTTCTCAACCATATCATGAATTTCATCAACATGGGGAGTACCAATTTTGTTATTCCTAAAAATTCCTTTCTTTGTTAATCTAGCAATTTTTTCTGCCATTTCTTGGTCGACTTTATCGACACCTTGCATTGCTTTCAAAATTGCATTCATAATCTTATTTTCCTCGAAAGGAACTTTATCACCGCTGCGCTTAATTACAAAGCGGGGTTCGTTAGATGTTAAATTATCTGTAGTGTTCATTGTTTTTGGTTTATAGTTTTAATGGCATATAATTAACATACTTTAGTTAAACCAAATTATTTGGTTGTTCTCTCTGCTTTCTCTTTTCCATCAATTCTTTAATTCTATCACTTTTCTTTTGTTCTTGTTGTTCTTCGAACCCTAAGAAAGTGACAGAAGATTCCGTATCGATGATTATAAGTTCGTTGTCAAACTTACAATTTTCAAACACCACACCATCTTGTCCTAAACGAGATTTGGTGATTGCTATTGTTGCTAGCTTCATTTCTTTTTGTTGGAGAGTTTTCGCAACTGAAATGATGACGTGTCCTACTTGAGCTTTTTTGATTGACCCACCCATTTGGTCTGTGGTAACAACTTCAGATGAAATTGAAGAACGATTTCCTTGAGTTGCTGTCCATCCTGCGATTCCGAGTTCATGACACATAGCTTCGAAGTGACGCATCACAGAGCCTTCAGCTTTCCACTCATCGTTTTTTGTATTGTCAGGGACAACACAGTCAATATAATCTAAGGTTATCATATCAATCTTAGTTCCATCAGCAATCATCTTGCGCACCTGATTTTTGATTTGGGACATTGTCATGGTGTCAGAAGGAAGTTTTTTCAGAATCAATTTGTTTTCCATTGTATTCTGAATTTCTTTTACTTTTTCCATAACCTCATCTTTTCTCATGGATAAGTTATCCGGTTCAATACCAGTCCAAATGGTGAAATGTTTTCTTTGAATAATCTTTGGATTGTCCTCAAAGAATATTTGTAAAACATTGTAACCCATACTGAATGCAGTATTAGCTATTTTAGTCATGAGAGTTGTTTTACCCACTCCTGTTGGTGCTAGTACCACACCAATTTCACCTTTGGCTAAACCACCTTTAAGTAGCCTGTCAATACCATCAATACCCATTGGGATAGGATGACGATAATCGTCGTTCAAAACGTCATCAAGCCCATTAAAAACATCCAATGTGCCAGTCTCTCTTTCACCCACTTGAAGAGCTTCTCGAACCATACTCTCAACTTGGTCATAGGATTCAAAATCACCATTTGTGATAATTTTTTGGGCTTTATCCATTGCCTTCTGAAGCTCCTGTTGCTTACAGAATTTGAGAGCTTTTTCTTGAACGAAGACACTACCATCAAAGGGCGCATCTTGAATTTGCTTAATAGTATCGACTACTATTTTTAGAGCAAGTTCTTGACTTATTTCCGCTTTGGCAATCTGTTCAAGAGTTTCGAAGTTGGGAGTTGTTTGGTACTTAGCATAGTACTCCTTTACCATTTGAACGACAAGTTTAAAGTACTTGTTGTCAAAGTATGAAGGTTCTAAAACATCAACAATCGACTGGGCGAATTCTTTATCTAAGATGAGTTGGTTTAAAAGTTGTAGTTGAAAAGTGTTCCCTAGATAATCAAAATTCTTCGTCATAAATCTGTAGTGTATTCAGTAAATATTACCGAGATAGGTCGTAGTCCATGTACTCATAGGACAAATTTTCTGTTGAAAAAATGTCAGTCAATCCTTTAAGGATGTTTTTCAAGCTGGGACGTACGTCTACGGTGTAACGAACTTTTGGTGGGTACAATTTTCCGTCAAAAATTCTGTGAAAAATAATTTCATCTGCCATTTTGACATACATGTGGAAATTCTCAGGACCATCAGTATTTGAGGTATTCAGGATTTCTTGGTCAAGATAAATTGCTTCTTGATTGTCCATCATGTACATAACCGTTTTCATCTTAAGGTCATTCACAAAATCCTCTTCAACTTGTTTCATAAAGTATGCTAAGTCATAAGAGCGACCAGCTTGAGAGTTAAAGTTTCGCACATTGAAGAATCTTTGCACAACAATGTTGTCATTGAGGGTCAACAAAAATTCCATTTTGATAAGAGTTTCTTCTTTCATTTTTAATTGATTTTAGATTGATTAAATTGTCTTTTTTCTTTTCTTGTTAATTTTAAAAAGGGTTTTAAAAAATCGACGAACGCTTCGTCGGTTTTGGGTAGATATTTGAAGAATCCATCTTCCATCATCATCATTATTATCGTTTTTCTCTCTCTACCCTCTGGGTCTAGAGATTCAGTATAATATTGTTGTACGATTTCTTTTGCTTCTTCAGAAATTAATGGATTATTTAAGTCCATTATTTTTTGATTGATTACGTAGAATTCATCTCCTAATTCACCATCTTTAGTTAAACCACTTAAAATATTTTTCAGAACTTTTTGTTTTGGATTTTCTTCAACTAATGTTTTTGTTCTTGTTAAAATATCAGAAACTAAAGTTGTATTTTCAAGTACCTCAGGAAATATTTTGAAGAATGTTTTTTCACCAAGACGACTAATTCCTTGAATATTATCACTTTGGTCTCCTAGAAAAATTTTAGTTGTCAAAATGTTTTGATGGGGAATATAGTAATCACCAAATTTCACCAGGTCTCCGTTCGAATAAGTGAATTTTTGAAGTGGTGAATACAATGAAGTTTTTTCATCAATGAGTTGCAACAAATCTTTATCTGAAGAAAATATTGTTTTTTGTTCATCGGTGGAAATTTGACAATAGTAAGCAATAAGGTCGTCAGACTCATTATTTTCCAACTCAACCTGTCTAACAAAAATTTCTTCTAAGTATTGTTTTACCCGGTACTTTTGTGAATAATATGACTCGAGTTTTTCGTCAGTCATATTGTTCTTTCTATTTAACTTGTATGCTGGATATAAATCACGTCTAGTTTGGGAGTTATGTTTTCCATCCCAAAAAACCACAATTTTGTCGTACTCATTGTCCAACAACTGCTTCCTAAGAGTGTTGAGGAAGTGAAAGATTCCACCGATGTGGTTTCCCTCAACAAATAAGTCTCGGACTCCATGGAATCCAATTTTGAATAAATTATCTCCATCAACTAATAGAGTTTTCAATTATACTTTTTTAATTTGTTCTACAAAAAGAAAATGACTGATTAAGTCGGAACTCAACCAGTT